CCTTTTTTGTTACATAAAAGACAAGTCGCTATTTTAGGTAGATGCTCCAAGTAACTAAGCAAGATTCTGAATACTGGTATGTGACTCTCACCGAAAAAGTGACGATTGCAAATCCGTATTTCCTGTTCAGTATGAAGTGCAGACAAACCGATGCGGTCAAGAATTTCATATTGACTGACACATCCACTTTCAAAGAACGATACAACAAGTTTTTGTTTGATGAAGGTGTAACGGATGCCAAAACTTTGGAGGTCGGTGAACACGAGTACAATATCTACGCTCAGATTTCATCCAACAACTTGAATCCATCATTGGCTGATGAGTTGGTTGAAACGGGATTATTGAAAGTTCTTCCATTGTTAAACGACGAGTTATTCTATCAGGTATCGTGAGCGAGAAAATCTACACAACGAATCGTGATATGGGCGTTGAACACGAAGTATCACTCACCAAGAAAACATTCACCACGAATAGGGATATGGGGTTTGAGAGAAGCGTGGATGATGTAAAGAAGAACTATGAAGTTGATGCGTTGACTGCTGCTTTCTTATTAACTGAGGATTCATTTTTATTGCTCCAAGAGGATGGAGGTCGTTTGATAGAAAGTTATGTCTAACAAGAAAATTTCACAACTTGATTCCATTGGAACTATTGATGTCAATCAGGACTCAATTCCAATCGTTGACTATTCAGAGAATGTCACCAAACGGACAAACCTTGCCAACATCGGTCAGCGTGTATTGGAAGCCAGTACGACGACAAACCTTGCCGAAGGGACAAACCTATATTTCACCAATACACGAGTTTACACGAAGGCAAAGGCAGCATTCAAAGCTGGTTCAAACACATCCATCACTTTTGACGATGCACTTCAAACCATCACCATCGCATCTCAGGGCAATGTTCAATCCGTAAACACAAAAACGGGAGCGGTTGTTTTGACTACAACGGACATAAGCGAGGGTACAAATCTATACTACACACAAGCACGATTTAACTCAGCGTTCACGGCAAAGAGTACAAGTGACTTGAGCGAGGGAACAAACGAGTATTTCACTGCAGCAAGAGTGAGAGCAGTTGTGTTGACGGGTATTTCATTGGTGACAAATGCCGTGATTTCTGCAACTGATTCAGTATTAGTTGCCTTTGGAAAGTTACAAGCTCAGATCACCGCAAATCTTTCAACACTTACATCACACACATCCAACACAAGCAACCCACACGCCACCACAAAAGCACAAGTCGGCTTGGGCAATGTTGCCGATGTAGACACCACAAACGCATCAAACATTGCGAGTGGCACATTGGCTGATGCGAGGTTAACATCTGCCGTCACAAAGCAAGGAAACACATTTAACGGAGCATCTCAATTGGTTCAGTTGGATGCATCAACCAAACTTCCAGCAATTGACGGAAGTAATTTGACAAACTTAAACATTCCACCTTCAACGGGTGGGGATTTATACTTATTTTATAACTACTAAAATGGCAGCAAATACATCACCCATATTCGCACTATCACCCGAACTTGCAATCGCAACGGTGACGACTGCGACAACCGACCGAACAGGTGCAACGATGACAAACACCGTCACGCTTTTAACTGCTGCGACCAACGGCACGAAGATCACGCAGATTGGGGCAAAGGTTGCAGGAACAAATGCGGCAACTTTGGTTTTGATTTTTGTGAGTGATTCAAGCGGGGCGAATTTCAAACTGTACGATGAGATTGCACTTTCCGCAATTACGGCATCAACTACCGTGACATCGCAAAGGGCAGTAACTGCTTACTCTGATTTGCAATTAAAAGCAGGGCAAGTCGTGAAGGTTGGAACAACCGTTGCGACTGCGGCGGGGGTAAATATATTAGCAGTAAAAGGAGATTATTGAGATGCCTGACTTTGGGATAATGCGTGGGTTTAATGAGAAGTTGTTTGGTGACAAGTTGGTCGCTGGGCAATTGCCGACGCAGTTGGGGTTGATTGGTAGTCAAAATGTTTCTCCTTTATTACTTGATGCTTTTCCCAACGCAGCTGCTGCCTATTCATTGCGTAAATTAAATACTGCGTACACGGGTAGTGCAATTCGTGTAAGGCGAACCGATTTAACAGAAAGTGACATTGGATTCACAAGTACTGGGGCGTTAGATACAACGGCTTTGATTGCCTTTACGGGTACGGGTGCTTTAGATAATGGATTTATAACTACTTGGTACGACCAAAGTGGAAATGGCAGAAATGCTACACAAACAACGGCTTTAAGTCAACCACAAATAGTAAACGCTGGGAGTATTTATCAATTAAATTCTAAACCTACAATAATTGCACAACCTACGCAAAACTGGTCTTTTACTGCGGTATCAAGTAATTTATATTCATTATTTATAACTTATTATAAAACTGCAACGGGTAATCAAGCAATTATCGGCAGCGGAAACAATAATTATATGTGGCTGGATTATGAATTAAGCCAATATGTCGCATCTGGTGCAATGATAACAATAAGCAGTGTTTTTAATAGTAACACATCCTACACATATAACGCAATCGCAAATTCGGCGGTTGGGGCGGAAATATTTCGGAACAATTTAAGCATAGGAACGATAGGTACATATACAGGAAACGACATTACCGAATTTCCATATAGTATCGCAAGAACAGCAAATTTGCATTTGCAAGAAATGATAATTTATTCTTCAAACCAAGCAACTAATCGTTCAGGTATTGAAGGAAACATAAACGACTTTTACTCTATCTACTAAATGCAAGGCTATTTTTTTAAAACCGAAACCGAAGCAATCACCGCCCGTGAGTTGTGCGATGCTTACTACGGCATACCTGTAACGCCCGATGACATGACACAGAATTGGGTTGACTATAAATTTGCAGAATTAAATACACCGCAATTTTGGTACATTGTATTCGATGCGTCCTTGCTTCCAATACTCGGAACGCCCACAGAATTTGAAGTTGTAACCCCTCCATTCCCATTATGACAACACCGAAAGTAAAACCCAATGCGCTACCCGTTAGCTTTGACCAATTCCGTAAAAATCCTGTTGCTGCCGTGGCTTTTTGTATGCTTTTGGCTGTTAGTTATTTGTATGTTGACCTTAGGTCGGGGTACAAAGAACAAATTGAAAAGAGCAACCAGAAGATTGATGCGCTAGATATTAAGATAGACAGGCTCAGCTACGCATTAAAAAAATCCGACAGTGCACTGGCTGCCGCGATTACTGAAATACGAATCATGAATACAATGAATAAGCTATGAGAGTTGCAATATTTTTAACTACTCTTCTGCTCTTAGGTTGGATTTGCACACCGATTCAGGCAGTACAGCAACCGCCTTACGATGAAGTCGAGGCGATGCTTAAGAAGGTGGAAGGGCATTTGCAAACAGCAGGGCAGGCTACCAAGTTGGCGCAGACAATGAGCGCGGAATTGGTGGCAGCTAAAGTTGAAGAGAAAGCAGAATTAAAGGAGGCGGTAGTAGCAGCAGAAGCTCAGACATTAAAGGCCCAGGCGAAGGTTGAAAAGTACGCCGTTACAATGATGTTTCTGGGCGTCGATACTGCGATGGCCGAAATGGATACAATCAGCATTAACAATATGCTCAGGCTTAACGGGATTAAATAATGGCAAAGGCAAGCAAACCCACCGCATCCAGTTGGCAGCCAAAGCCTAAGCGTAAACTGCGCAGGCATACAAAGCACATCAATAAACACAAATCTAAAAAGCCCAGTGTTGGGCAGGGGTGATATGAAAAAATTAATGGAAATATTTAAAGGAGACAACGGCCAACTAAGTAGCAAGCGGTTCGTCGGAATTATCGGGGCGTTTGTTTTGTTTGGAACGATGGCACACAATTCAATGAGCCCGCAGGACATTGCACCGTCTAAAGAGTTAGTCGCAGCTGTTGAATGGGTTGTTATTTTAACACTTGGCTTTACTTCTGTTGATAAATTCAGCGGCAAGCCTAAAAACGAGGAATGAAAAACGGGGGCTTCTGGCTTGTTTGTTTGGCGGTGCTAGCAGTTTGCTTGTATGCTATAACGAAAGTGCC